TCTATAGAGCTGTGTCTCATTGTTATACTCAGCCAGTGTCATATTCTGTGACAACTGTGCGTTCAAGTTGTTAGCTGCGTTAGTTGCTGCTGTGTTAGCAGTGGAGATTTCTCTTTGCCACTGAGCATTAGACTGGTCAATAACTAAACGCTGAGTAGCATTAAAAGTCTCACGCTGGTTCTGAGCTTCCGCATTAAACTTAGCTAGTGCATTTGCTTGATCAGTATTAAACTGAGCTATAGCATTCTTCTGAGAAGCATTAAACTGACTCACTTGTGTGGACAAGGTGTTATTAAACTGCTCAACTTGATTTGTACTAGCAGCATTAAATTGTTTAGAAGCATTAGCAGAAGCAGCGTCTGTCAACAAAGCCTGTGTCATCTGCTGTGTCTTGAACAATGTTGTCTGTTGCTGGTTGCTCAGATTCTGCATATCCATTTGCAGGAATGCTTGAGCATTAACAACAGCAGCTTGCTGTCTATTGTTTAAGTTGGTAGTTTCTAACGAAGCAATTTGTGCAGCATTAGCCATCACTAATGCCTGTTCATTACTCATGTTAGCCAAGTTCATTGTCTGTGCTGCTTTAGCATTCTCAAGAGCAATCTGTTGCTGAGCAGTGAAGTTCATATTAGCAATATCAGCAACACGAGCAGCGTTAGTAACCCTAGATTGGAAGGCTTGGTCAAACTCCTGACCTAAGAAGGCAGCACGTTGTTGTGCAGCAAGCACAGCAGTTTGCTGTCTGTTAGAGAGATTCTGTGAAGCTACAGATTGATAGGCTTGTGCATCAGCAGAGGCAATAGGAAGAGCAGACTCTAGTGTTGCTTGAATTAAAGCTTGGCCTGCCAAGCTAGAAGCACCAAGACCTCTAGCAGCAAGCACAGCAGTAACACTACGGAGATTTGCAGCAGCCCAAGGTGGTGGATTACCTGCATCAAAGTTTGTCATCAGTTTATTCAACTGACCTTGAACAGTCATCTCCTCTGTTACTTGTCCTTGAGCAGCAGCTTGTTGTGTGGCTGCTACAGTTTCAGCAGCTTTAGCCATATCAACAGCAGAGGAGACAGTTTCTCCTTCACCCATCACTCTAGTAGGAGCACCTTCAACTTTAGTTGCTGTTCCTTGTGCTGCTTCTAAATCAGCCACTGCTGTAGAAGTTGGAGCCATTGTCTGAGCAGCCACTTGGCTTTCTTTACCAACAGTTCCTGTTACAGCATTAACATCTTTTAACAACGTGGCAACATCACCAGCAGCTTGCGCTGATTCATACGTTGATGTTTTTACACCTTCGGGACCAGTAGCAGTAGATGCAGTGATGGCTCCTGCATTCTCTGCTGTGTTAGCTGTCTCTCCAGCTCTTGCTGTTGTGTCAATGTTCTGTGCTTCATTAACATCAATCTTCTTAGCAGTCACTTGTGTTGCGTCAGCATTGATTGGTTTACCTTTAGCATCAAAGGTAACATCACCACCACCAGTCACAGCACCAGTAGCCTCTCTTTGTTGACGAGCAAGTTCTTGAAGAGCTTGCCAGTCTGCTTCTGTTTGTGTGCCTGAAGCAGCTCTAATCTCTGCATCACTCTTACCTTCTTTAAGAAGGTTGTTATAGAAAGTAGCTTTCTGTTCAGCAGTTCCTGACTTAACATCTGCTGATACAGTGATGCCACCAGCACTGGTTGTCTTTGGTCTTTTTGCTGCAAGGCTTGTTAGATAAGACCAATCAGCATCAGACTGTGTACCAGCAGCAGCTCTAATCTCTGCATCAGTTTTACCTGCAGCAATTTGAGAATTATAGAAATCTGCCTTCTGTTCTGCTGTTGTTAAATCTGAAGGAATAGTAATTCCACCAGTATTATTAGTATTGGTATTAGTGTTAGTATTGGTATTGGTATTGGTATTAGTGTTAGTGTTGGTATTAGTATTAGTGTTAGTATTTGAACCACCACTACCTCCATCTGCACCACTATCATCCTTTTGCCACATACTGAGGGACATATCTCCACCCTCAGTCCAGTTCCATTTTCCGGGAGGCTTCTTATTAGGATCACCTAAATTATATGTAGTGCCATCATCAACAGTTAATGTATGTCCACTAACACTACCTCCTCCTACATACTTTCGTCTCATCTTAACCAAACCACCCTTAGCCATACGCTCAGCAAACTTACCAGTGATGGTTGCATACTTCATAGCCAACGGAGGAGACGATGATAGGAACTCATCGAAGCCCTGCATAGGACCATCATAGCCAAGCTTTCTGGCTACAACTTCTCTTTGTTGTGATGTAAAATCTTTCATATGTTTCTTGGTTTCTCTATTGCTTCAGCCAGATAAGGCAGCATTGTTTTGTTATCTCTAAGTAGTGCTATCACTCCTACAGCTAAACAATACACCTGTCTCTCTGACATATTTAATTGGAAGCAGTCGTCTATAGCGTGAATACATTCATGTAACAATGTATCTGCTTCCGCTAAGGGGTGCTGACCAGACTTAATTTTAATTACATAATCATTGTAATCAAACTCACCTAACTGATTAGGTAATTCATCCACAACCTTTACAGGTACTCCTCTTCCGATAATACTTAGAGAAGTTGGTAACATTATATACCTTGTCATACCACAATTGGATAGTTTAGTCAACCACCCAATACATGTAAGGCATGTGTAATATGCTTCTTACGATCTTCTAGACCAATAGTACCACCATTGATACGCTTTGTCATTGTGAGAATGTCACCGCTATCAGCATATTGATTGAGCTTATGGGTCTGCCAGAACCAGCCAGCAGTTTGTGAAGCATAGCGAGGAGTACGGACAAGTTCTGGTTGCATAACAAAATCTACACCCAATGCTTTACCTGCGTGATAGAAGTTGCTATGACCAGTTAGCTGCAGAAATCCGGATCCACGGAACCGCCAACCATCCCCACTAGCCTCATCCCTGTTGCCCATACGATTGCCGTAAATCCTGTTGGCAATCTTCTGTGGCTGCTTTTCGTAGGCTGCTGCACTCTCAGGGGTAAAGCCCCATTGACGCTTTGGTGTCTGAGGAAACAGCTTAAGCAGAGTAGCTGCACGATAGTTCAGGTTCTCTTCCATAATGCGAAAATTACCACACTCGTGTCCACACTGACCAATCCAACTAGCTTGTTGTGCTGGCGTAACAATACCAAATCTCTCAAATGTTTCATTGAATGCATCAGCTAGTGATGGATCAATGTGTAGCTGTCTCAGTTGTTCACTTGTTACCATTTACCAATTCCCTCATTTCGTTGTAGGCTGCGACACAGGCGTTGTGCTTGACGATGGCTTTGTCTCCTTCGGCAACGATGTCGATAAGAGTTGCAATAGTCTGTCGCTCAAGTTCGCTTGGCTCGTCTCTGCTATCTCCTGAGGCAGGGGTGGCACTTGGGCTGGCTTGTACACAACTGGAGGTGGGGAGGCGCAACCTGCCAGTGTTAGCAAGCTCACGCATAGCAGACTGTTTCTTAGATATTTCATTTTGGGCCTTTCTCAAAGCTGTTTCTTTATCAGCAAGTTTAGAAGTCATGTTCTTTTCTAGCTCACGAGCTTCTTCATTCTTCTTAGCAATCTCTATCTGCATCTCTTCGTCACGCTCAAGCCAGCCATAGTGATGACCAACTTGATATGTACCAAACAGTGCAACTATTGCACTAATGATTAACCAAGGAAGAGGAATAGGAAACATCACTCTACCTCTTTTCTAGCTGCTGCTATCTCTTCCCTATCCTCATCAGGCTCCATGTGTTCTGGAGGTGTTGTTGGTGGAGGACCGGGTGTCCAGCTCTCATCCAGCTCTGGGTTCTTCCATACAGGCATAGCACCGAAGGGCTGTGAGGGTAGGCCATAGGCAGACTGAGGAGGAGCATAGCTGCTATTAGCCATCATCCCACCGCCATAGCTACCAGCGCAGGGCTGCTGCATCATAGGAGGCTGTGGGGGTTTAAAAGCATTCTGTGCTGAGTTAACAGCTCTCTTACCTACAATACCACCAATGCCACCAACGATAAGTAATACTATATCATTAAGCATCTTGGTGTAGGCTTGGTCAATTGGAGCCATACTCTTGATAGGCTGTGTCACAAAAGTGACTGAATAGAGCAAGGCAAACACAATACCAAACAAGATGACTGTAATAGCCACCACGACAAAACCCCAGATTCTTACTTCAATCTCTTCAGGGGTTAGCTTTGGTTTGGGTTGAGGGTTTGGTGTCAGCATTTTTATCAGCAGTTCTCTCAATTTGTTTCTCCAATATAGGTGCTACTAAATACTCAGGGCATGTCTGTGTGAATTGACATCTAGGTTTCTGACATTGCTCAGCATGAAAGTTGTCAGGGTTCTGACAGAAATATCTGTACTTATCTTCACAACCAGTGAGCAGCAATAACAATAATAAATATCTCATACCATTACATCCACATGTCCGTTTTTAATCCACTGAGCTTTCAGCACCTCTTGTTTTTGGCGGTTCAGCTTCTCTAGTTCTTTCAGGTTTTGTTGATAGATTACTCTCTGGTATTCTCTCAACATGTTTGCATTGTGTTGATAAGGTGTTACTTTCATAACCCAATCTTCCCCAATAAAAGTGCCACAATCTTGTTTGATAAATCATCAGGCAAGAACTTTAAGAAACCTAGAAACCACCAAGCAACACATCCATAAATGAACACCTTTAGAAACATATCGAATTGTTTCTGGTACTCATTCATTGCTTAAATATGGATAGACAACTATCCAGAAAAAATAGTTTAAGGGAACAGCAGACCAAAGCAATACATCAAAGTATGTCATCTTCCACACCCACCTTTAGGACACAGGTTTGTTAATTCGTTGATGCCGATAAACACCAAAAGGATTACAAAAGCAACACCACCAATGATGATTGCCCACTCTTGCATCTCTTCTTCTTTTTGTTTAGCTTTCTTTTCAGCAGCTCTAAGGGCAGCCATCTCTTTGGCATCATCCCTATCCATCTCATCTTGACGAGCCTTAATCTTGTTCCAGACATCAATCTTTCCTGTCTGCATAAACAACATTTTTAGTTCTTCTTCAAACGCTCTGGCTTGCTCAAGTGCCATTTCAATCTGTAGAGCAGCTCCCATATTTGAACCACGCTTCTCACGCTTGGCTTCAATCATTGCTTTCGTAGCAGCACTCTTGGCATCAAACATTTTGCCAATCATTGGGGCAAGCCCGCCTAAATCATTGGCAACTTTACTGGCCTTCTTAACCATCGAGATGGCATTCTGCAAGCCATTTAATGCGCTAATAGGATCAATCATTTATCCACCTTCTTCCATTGTAGACAGGTGACATATGTCTTACCATCTACTTGCTTCCATGTCCATCGGACACATCTATACTTCTCCTCCTTGGAAGCAACAGGGAAAGATAATAAAAATATTAATGCTACTGATGTAGCTTGTTTTCTACAGCCAGCCATATAGCACCGAAGAAAGCACCAATGACTATCAAAGGTTTAACAGCTTTGGCAATCCACTCTAGTACAGTGAATGCACCAGAGGCTGCATTAAAAGCTGCAACAATAGCCTTAGTGTTTTCGTCTAGGGTATCCACCTTAGCTTCAACAGCACATAGGCGTTCATAAATTTGTTCGTGGCTTATTTCTTTGTTCATGATTAAAGATCAATAAATGCTTTTACTGGAGGAGTAAAAGTTGCTGTGTAACGAGCAACACCTTTTGTTATGCGTAGGTCATCAATATAACCATTCCACAAATAAGATGTATTGTAGTAACCACCAACACAAATGTATTGACCAGTTAAATCTGCTGTAATAGTTGTTGGACCACTGGACAATACGCCATTTATAAATAACCTAACACTACCAGATGATCTGGTAAGTGCTATGTGATACCAAGTTCCTGTAGTTATTGCAGTACTTCCAACAACATTAGTACCGCCTACATTCATTGAAATTGTGTAAGAGCCAGCTCCAGCAACAATAACTCCAATAATTCCATCTGTGTATGAAGTTTGTAATCCACCTGCTGTAGCTGAAGTTTGAATAAATCCTCTTTCACCTGTAAGAGTATTTGTATTTATCCAAGCCTCAACAGTAAAATCACCAGTACGCAAAGCTACATTAGGATTTGGTAAAGCCCTTGAATATAGGTATCCACTACCATCAAAAGAAATTGATCCTGTTCCATACTTATATGTACTTGTCGTAATTGCAGCATTACCTACTGTACGCAAATCAAAGTTTGCTGAGCTATCAACAATACCTGCATTTGTAAAATTCAACAATTGCTGTGTATTTGTGATGGCAGTTGGAGGAGTCGATGGAGGAGTAAATGTAGATGAATACAAACCAGTAGTAGCAAGTCTATATCCAGAGATATATCCTTGGCATGGTCTTACACCAATAAATGCGTTCCACCACAAGTTACCATTTGCTGCTGCATAATTTGTACTATCTGCCCATGTGCTACCAGCTTGCACACCATTGTAAAACAAACGAGTATTGCCACTTACTCGACTAATTGCAATGTGTGACCATGCATTAGATGGAGGGCCGAATCCAGCAGATATCTGTGCAGCGTTATTAACTGTTAACTCGATTGTTGAGCCAGCAATAATACCAAGTGTTAGATAAGCACCATTGGTGCTTGGTGGTCTATACTCAATTTGAGTTACGCTTCCGTTTAATGGATAGAACCAAAACTCAAGAGTAAAGTCGCTAGTACCAATTGCAGTACCGCCACTAGATTGAATACGCAACCATCCAGAAGTTCCATCAAATCTACCAGAACCACCAGTAGTACTTGGTGAGTATGCTGCTGTAGGTGCGAATGGGCTAAAGCGTTGCACATATACAGAACCAGTAGGAGTAATTGTATAAGCACTAGACGAGTTATCAATATGCCTATTACTTTGATTTATCAATAAAGTTGTGTTTGTTATTGCTGTAAGTGGTGTTGTACTCGGTGTAAAGCTGCTTGTATAAACAGCAGTGCCTTTTACAAATCTTGTATTAGATAAATAACCATTAAAGTAATATAAGTATCCCCCGCCTCCCGGAGCATTATCTACTTTTCCAAACCAAAAACTTAAATTTGAATTAACAATGTCTGCAGTTACTGAAACACTGCTTGCAACACCATTAATATACAACTTGATAACACCACCGCTACGCACCAATGCAAGATGGTTCCATGCATTAAAAGATATTGTTTGAGTACTAGTGTAATTTACCCCATTAATAGCACAGTTAATGGTTCCATTTACCATCAAACTTATGCCTAGATATGGAAGCCAATTGTTTGTTCCAGTTTGCGATTGAATAATGTATGTGTAATCTGCAGGTGGAGCACCATTTGAATAAACCCAAGTTTCAATAGTCCAATCAACACCAGAAAAATTTGTTGATGATGATCCAGTCATTGATAAGAAACCAGTAGAACCATCAAAGTAGTTAGACCAAGTAGTCCCATAAGGAGAGAATGATCCTTGTGAAACAGTATTAGTTAAAGTAACTGTGTAGTTGTTTGGGGATGAATCTAAAAATGTACTGTTCTGTGCACCGTTAGCACCATCACCATGTAACAACATAGTGACATATTTAAAGTAATTATCTCTTTCTACATTTCCAGCAATAGGCCATAAGCCTTGCTTGTTCCAGTAAGCTTGCTGATCCATTGTCCAGATACCAGACGCAGCACCAGTCTGATAAGGACCAGCAGGGACTACAGCATTTTTAGAAATTATTCCGGCAGGGTATTGCTTTGACATTAATATGCTCCATTAACTGAATCTGCACCACCAGAAATGCTATCAGCTTCATTACCATCTAAAACTATTACAGTGTCTGTATTAACAACACTGTCAGCTTCGTTACCATCTAAAACTATTACAGTGTCTGTACCGACAATAGTGTCAGCTTCATTACCATCTAAAACTATTACAGTGTCTGCACCGACAATAGTGTCAGCTTCATTACCATCTAAAACTATTACAGTGTCTGCGCTAACAACAGTGTCAGCTTCATTGGTGCTTAAAGTAATTGTAGTTACTGACTCATCTGTTAATTCAATCTCTTCTTTAACAACCCAACTTAATGTAGCTTCATCCCAATAATAAAGTTGGTCATCAGTAGGTTTAGCAGTAGGAGCATCCCACAGACAAGTGTCTTCGTTCAATGTCCAACTAGGGAAAGGTTTTGGTGGAATAAAAGCATCACGAGATACATCGTACACATAGCCAACACCTGCATAGTTTTTACGCAAAGGTGTGCCACCATTTTTATGAACACCACCATAAGTGTTGTAAGAAGTCTGAACCCATCCCTCACCAAAGACACCAGATTCAATAACATTTTGTTCAGCAACAATTACTTGCTCAACAACTCCATATACTACTTTTGCATAATGCGCCATTTAAAAACCTCAGAATGTAATTGTTCCAGATGAAGTGAATTTGTATATTGTATTACCACCAGATGTAGTTACTGTAGGTGAACCAGTAGTAGAAGTAGCAGCAGACGCTGCAGAAATAATTACCACACCAGAACCACCTGCTGCTGCAGGGCTGCCTCCACCGCCACCGCCACCTAAGTTAGCTGTACCAGCAACACCAGCAACACCACTACTTCCTCCAGCACCACCAGCACCACCCCCGCCTAAACCACCAGCACTGCCAGTATCAAGTCCATTTGGAGGTCTAGCCCAACTACCACCAGCACCACCGCCAGCGTAATAAATAGATGTACCAGTGATAGATGACGCAAGTCCATTACCACCTGCACCAGTATAGGATGGCTCAGCTAATGTCGATGCAGGACCGCCAACAGCTCCAGCACCGCCACCGCCACCATCTCGATACCATTCGCTACCAGAACGATAACCTGCACCACCCGCATAACCTTGACCAGCAGTACCTGCACCACCAGCTTGACCAGATGGGAAGCTACCTCCACCACCGCCAGAACCACCAGTACCTGCACCACCATAACCACCACCAATAGCGGTTGTAAATCCAGTTAATGATGAATTACCACCTTTAGTTCCAACCACACCAGATGTTACAGACGGTGTGCCACCAGCTCCCACTGTTACAGTTAATGTAGTACCACCAGATATGCTACTACTGCCACTGACAAAGCCGCCACCACCGCCACCACCTCCAACATAGTCGGAAGCAATACCAGCACCACCTCCACCACCAACAATTAGATAATTAATAGCAGTTGAAAGTGTAGGAGTTACGCTATTTGATGCAGCGCTTGCTGGCCCAGCGCCATTAACATTTGAAGCTGTAACAGTAAAGGTATAAGAAGTTCCGTTCGTCAAGCCAGAAACGGTAATAGGTGATGATGAACCAGTACCAGTAAAACCACCGGGACTGGAAGTAACTGTGTAGCTTGTAATTCCGGGAGGATTACCTGTATATGCTGGGGCGGTAAATGTTACAGAAGCAGAAGCTGACCCGGCTGTTGCAGTGCCAATTGTTGGCGCTCCGGGAACAGCCGTCCAAGTGCTGGCAGCTACTGCCATCATTTGTTGTCTTGCTGTCCATATTCCTGAGTAATTTGGCATTTTTTATCCGTTCGGGAATTGAGCTGTAGGAACACCACCAGAAACTGTAGTACCTGCTAACTCGGCTGTAATTGCAGTCGGGTATCTTGCAACACCTTTTGTTACACGAAGTTCATCAACATAACCATTCATGGCATATTCACCATTTGAATATCCAAGACCAACAAAGATTTGGTTTGTATTTATATTGTCAGTTGACCCAGAGCCTGATGCAAACAAAGACCCGTCAAGATAGATTCTCCAGTTTCCACTGCCATCTCTCTGAACAACAATGTAATGCCAAGAACCGTTAATTAGTGTTGAACGCCATCCTGCGGCATCATAAATCCAAGTACTTCCACTACTACCATTTCCAAGCCCAACACCACGGGCAGAAATATAAACACCAACATTTGAAGAACGATCCTCGGTAGAAAAAATAGCGCCTTCACTAGCCCTTGGGGTGCTTGTAACAATACAGAAAAATTCAACCGTAAATGCACCTGTGCCAAAATTAAAACTATTTGAAGCTGGCGAAGTGTTGTACCAATAATAAGATGGTGTATTGCCACTATTTCCTGTATTTTTAAAACTACCACCACCAAACTTATAAACAGATGTGTCAATAGTTGCGTTTGTTGCAGTAGCAGTAAGCGTATTTGATTTAGTGCTTGAATCAGCGCCATTAGAATTGCCATGAGCAAGCAAAGTCACATTAGCCCAATACGGATCACCTAAAGCTGGAGTTGCGCTATTACTTGATGAACTTAAAACACTTTCACCATAAGAGTTAATAGCAATTACTCTAAATGTGTAAGCAGTTCCATTAGTCAATCCAGTAACAGTAATGGGTGATGCGCTTCCAGTAGCTGAAACTCCATTAGAAGAAACTACTCTATATCCAGTAATTGCACTACCACCAATATTTGATGGTGCTGTAAAAGTTACAGATGCGTTTGTATTTCCTGCTGTAGCAGTACCAATAGTAGGAGCATCAGGAACTAATAATCCATCATAGGAATTGGTAATAAAACCACCTTTGTAACGCATTGACATGACGTTACTCCTTAGCTAATGTCTTCGTAGCTAATGCTGAAAGTAAGTTTGTTAGCTGTTCCAGATGTAACACTGATTGAAGTGCCTTCTTGCAAGTAAATTGCAGTGGTCTTGTCAGCAACAATCAATGAAGCATTTGCAGGAACAGAGATAGTGGATGCAATTGGATATGCAGTACCACCGCTAGGAGCAGAACCTTGAGCTACAGCACCATTGGTATAGATAGATACAGTTGCGTTAACTGCGTTTGTACCATCAACATTAGCAGCAACAATCTGGTTAATCTTGTAGACCTTGCCACTTGAAGCAGCATTAGCCAACAAAACTACAGCAGTTGTACCTGATGGAGTGTAATAAGTTGTATTGCCATAGATGGCTGATACATTGGTGATATTTGGATTTGCCATAAATTTTCCTTAGAAGCCCATAACCATAGCGAAAGCAATTGCCTTACCTGCTGATACACCAGCAGTTCCCCATACTGGAGCAGAACCTGCACCTTGTGATAAGAGTGCTTGACCTGCTGTACCTGCTGCACCAGCCAATTGCAAACCAGTTGTGATGTTTGGTGTAGTCAATACTGGAGCAGTTAAAGTTTTATTTGTTAAAGTTTCTGCACCAGTTAGAGTAGCAAAGCCACTAGCAGTAAATGCAGCTTGAGTCCACGCAGAACCAGTCCAAAGATTTAAAGTGTTGTTGCTGTTATTCCAATACAAAGCACCAACAAGAAGAGTGTTGCCATCATTATCTACAGATGGAGCAGAACTCTTGCTTCCTAAGTATCTATCATCAAAAGCATCGTAACTAGCGGCAGCATTGGTAGCAGCAGTAGAAGCTGTGCTCGCTGAGTTAGAAGCGTTTGTTTCTGATGTAGCTGCATTAGAAGCAGATGTCGCAGCAGCCGCTGCTGATGTAGCAGCAGAAGCTGTAGAGCCATACAACACATCAATGTAGTTCTTAGTAGCTGCATCTTGAGCATTAGTAGGATCACCCATTCCAGTGATCTTATTAGTACCCATTGCAATAGCACCACTCATAGTGCCACCAGCAAGAGATAGCTTCAGAGCATCAGCAGTGTCTACATATGTCTTAGTAGCAGCATCTTGATTAGATGATGGATTGCCTAAGCCAGTAATCCTGTTTGTACCCATTGCAATAGCACCAGACATAGTGCCACCAGCAAGTGGTAGTTTAGCTGCAATAGAAGTTGTTACTGTGTTAGCAAAGTCAGCATCATCACCTAAAGCTGCTGCAAGCTCATTCAATGTATCTAAAGTACCGGGAGCAGAGTCAACAAGATTTGCAATGGACGTATCTACATAACCTTTAGTAGCGGCATCGCCTGAGTTTGTAGGAGAAGTAAGATTGGTAATGGTGGCAGAAGTGCCAGCATTCATGTTCAAGCCACCGTTAATAACAACATCATTGAATGTTGAGCTGCCAGAGGAAGCTGTGACATTACCTGTTAAGTTGCCAGTTACATTACCTGTAACATTACCTGTCAAGTTACCAGTAACATTACCCGTAACTGCACCAGTAAGACCACCAACAAAACCTACAGTGGCTGTAACTGTTGTACCTGTAACTGCCTGAGCAGAAGATCCACCAATCACTGCACCATCAATAGTACCTGCATTAATGTCAGCAGAAGCAATAGTGGCTGCTGTGTTTACAGTGAGATTTGTAACTGTAGCTGCTGCTGGAGTAGAAGCACCAATAACTGTGTTATCAATAGTGCCACCATTAATGTCAGCACTAGTAACTACAACGCCAGCAAAGGTAAATGTACCTGCTGCATAACCATCTTTAAATCTGTAGGAGCTAGTACCAAAGTCAATGTCATTGTTAGTGACAGGAACAATAGCACCGTCTTGGAAACGAAGCTGCTCTACTGCACTACCACCAACTTCAACAAACACACCATGTCTATTATTAACAGTGTCTGTTGCAATTTTATTCAGTAAGTCACTGTCACCAATGACAGGAACAGGATGTCCTTCAGCAGCAGTACCGTCATGCTTGTGACCAGTAGAAGCAGAAAAAGCATCACGCAGAGCATTGTACTCATTGTTAATTGGTGCTGCCCGTACAACTGCCGTTGGTACGATGTCAGCAGCGGATTGTCTTACATAACCTGTCAAGGTAGTTCTCCTTAGCGTCTGTCATTCATTGAATAATTCAGTACCAAACCCTGAATTGTATGACTAGCATTTGTATCATTAGTCACATATTTGAAAGCAACTGAGAATCCAGAGCCTTCAATGTTTGTCTTCTCTACTGGTGATGGATTACCATCATAGATGGCTGCGCTATCAAAGACAGCTTCATTATAGTAAGCAGCAGCCCCAGTAGTTGAGATGTTAAAGTTTGCTGGATTGAAAACATTTATTGAATCATCAAAGTCATAAGCTACACCCATGACAATACTGGTAGATCCTTCACTTCTTAAGAATGTAGAAATGTTATAAAAGTTCTTTCTAATTGTAGGGTCTTGGAAATAATAGAATGGTGTTTGATACACACTCAATATCTCTGTTGAATCAAGAGAAGTTCCACTCTCTTGTTTCTGAACCTTACCATTAGCGTCTCCATGAATAACAATCTCATCCACTCCTACATAACCACTAGAAGAGCATGTAGCTGGAAAACCATAAAGCTGACTATATTCAAAAGAAAGACCACCACCACTTTCTCGCAAACCACCTAACAAACCAAAGTTTCCTTCAGAAGGAAGGAACAATCTAAACTGAGACTTCTTACGAATAACAACAGAACTTAATGTCTCAGGGTCAATAGAACCAGCAACAAGTTCTTGTAAGATGGCAGTGATAGTAAATTGAATTTGTTTTGAAATTGTTTCAAGCTCAACGTCACCAATCTTATTCGTACCAGCCACTGGTCTAAACCCGTCTGGTCCTAGAAACACTAGATTACCACCCAGTTCTATCACACTGTCAGGAACAACACAACCTAAATTTGTAGTGACTTCACCAACAACAAAGTCAGCAACATTAGTACCTACTAAACTCTTGATAGCATTCTTACCAAAGATGTATAAGGTATCTCTAAACTGTTTAATCTGAACAATTTCAAAGCCCACATTAATAACAGCAGCGCCATTAGCTGGATTGAAATCTGTTTCACTCAGAGGAGATGAAACATATAAGTTGTAAGGATCAGTAGGATCACCAGCTAAGAACAAATGATTCTTAAAAGCTGCTGAATACTTAGGAGAATTAGGAGCATTAGAATGCGTAATCTGTGTGTATGTAGTTCCATCATACACAGCAGCAGGATTGATACCATCAGTTAATACAAACTTAGGAGCACTCCAATTATATTTAGTAAACCTAACCTTCTTAACCCCTACCATTGTGATAGAGCCGGGAGTTGTAACAGCAGACCAAGTAGAAGAAGAAGCTACCCACTTATAAAAATAGTTTGTACCAGCAGAAGGCTTACGACAAGCAAAGATACTATCATTAATATTCTCAGCTACTAATACACCAAGCACATTACCTGTGCCAGTTACAGTGCCATAGGTATTAGAATATCCACTAATCCTTCTATAACCACCAGTGGTAGAGGGTTCGTAATTAATAAGCTGTGTAGCAGAACCGGGACTTTCTTCACCCTGAGACAGTACGTCCCTATTGGTGTTCATTCCACCAATGCAGGTTACTTTAAATCCACTAATTCTATCTGCCATTAAAACACTCTAGCTGAGAAAGAAGGAGCAACAATGATTGTTGAACGCATATACATAGGCTCATCCAACAAGAGCCTACGCATTGTTCTAATACCTAAGTCAAACTTCTCTTTATACATAGAAGCTCCTTGTTCATTAGATCTGAACATGAGCATATAGAACATAGCACCATCGATCAACACACTGGTGAATCTATCAGGAACAATACAAACATCTGTAGACTCAACCAAGTCAGCAGGGAAAGACCAATATTTATATTCAATCTGATAAGCCTGATCAGGCAGAGGAGTCACACCAAACTTAGATTCTTGTGTCTGATAGATGTATCTAGATACGCCATACCCACCAGTACCATTCATGTCTTCTTTAGGACGATGATTGTCTAAGTAGTCAGTGTAGGTAAGTACAGGAAGATGCTGTGGTTCATTGTCTGCTGCCTCCAGTTTCTTAAGATAGAAACTTTCCCAGTCAACAACAGAAGTGTCAGCAGGAAAACTATATCGTCCTGTACCAACAGTTAATGTTTGAGTTTGAGTGGTCAACGCAAAAGGCCACTCTTGAGCACCATGCATCAATTCTCTAACGGATGAATTGATAGCATTTTTTGCCAGAGCTTGGATGTTTCTAGCGTTATCGAATTCGGTGGAGTCCAAAGTGACTTCACCCATTCTTCGTAGCAATTCATTCGTTAAAGAAAGATATGTAGACATATTTTTTAAACAATAAAAGGGAGAGGCAGTTACGCCCCTCCCTGCATCAACTAGCTATTAAGCCAGTTGCTCACGGTCCACTGTAGCAGCAGTGCGAGTACCTTGGTTCAAGTCAATGACCAAAGCCCACACACGACCAGAGATAGCACCGGGGCTACCAGAGATAGTGGTGACCACATCGATAGTGTCAGCAGCAGAAATCAAACCAGCAGTAGCGCCAGCCTTGATTGTGTTTGCAGCAGTGTTATCGAAGTTCAAGTCATTAGAGAACACAGTAGTACCATCGGTAACGTCCAAAGTATATGTAGTGACATCAGGCACTGCAGTATAGTTTTGGAAGCCAGCTACCAACACATAAGTGCCAGCAGGTACAGAGATACCTACGGTAGTACCGGAGGAAGCACCCAATGTTACTTCTTTCTCAAGCAATACTGGAATAGGACGAAGAGATTGAACGATAGCCATAATTGTTCTCCTTAAGCAGCGTTGTATTTAGCAGTGACGATGCCTTCAGGACGCAAGATTTTGCGACCATACAAGTGCATACCACGCACGATGTCAGCGAAGCTGTCGGGATCACGATATGTCTCGGTCTTAGTGATTTGCTGAGCAGTTGCAACAGCAGAGTCATGACCACCAACAATCACACCATAGTTGGAGTTCTGGTTAGCAGCGCCAGTAGTGGCGGGACCAGTGCCAACTTTTGGCAAGTTGTTAGAAACATATACACGGAAGCCATGCAAGTTGTTAATGACCAAGCCGTTCTGCAAACCAGAACCACCAAAGTCACCATTCAACAAACGGCTGTCTTCGTCTTTCAACAGTTCAATGAACACAGGATCAACCACCAACCAGCGACCAGCGGAATCAACAAACTGCTGATCCAACAAGCGGCTCATACGAGCGATCACAGCCAAAGGTGTTACTGTCTCTGTAGCCAGAGCAGTTGCACCGGGCATGCGAGGAACCAATGGAATGGAATGCTCACCAGCAGAAGCTGTAGTGATGTTACCGAAGCTACCTTTTTTCAGCTTCATAGAAGCCAACAACTCATCAGAACCAGCGTCAGACACAGCTTTAGTGCCGGATGCAGTTGTACGAGCTGTGTTAGCATTTGCATGCTTAGCAGACTGTTGGAAGCCAGACAAGTAGCCCAAGACATCTTGGTCATACTGATCACGCAAACGATACGCTGCACGATCAGAAGCCATCTGCATGAAGTTCACATGTGAGTGAGCAGCTTCGATGTCATCAATCTTGAAAGCGTAGTAGTTAGCTTGGTCAACAACCAAGGTGAAGTCTTCATCATTCAGGTCTTGAGCAGTGATCTGTGTACCACGAGCATAGCTCTGGACAGACACTTCAGGTTCTTTAATGATTTTGACACTGTCGCCCATGTTAGCGATCTCACCAAAGTAATCGTTGTTGGTGATGTCTTCAACAGTAGACGCTTTACGGAATGCAAGTTGTACTTGCTTAGAATAGATTACGGGGCTAAAATTACCATTAGGTAAATTGCCGTAACCTGCAGCACTTGGAAAAGCCATTTTTATATCCTCCTAGATATGTGTTAGGCATATAATTAAATACGCTCAACATCACCACAGAGGCTGTATTTGATGGGTGTGTACAGAAC